TTATTTGTTGATTTTAATATTAAATTTTATATTTATTAATATGAAAGATTTGATTAACAGAAGAATTTGGGATAAGAATAATGGTCTATCTTATTTCTGTTCAATATGTGGAATGTATAAACCAGAGAAAGATTTCTATAACAGAAAAGATTCTCGTTGGGGAAAGGAACCAAGATGTAAAATACATTTTACCAAACGAGATAAGGATGATAATAGAAAGGATTCACATCTCAAACTTCAAAGGGTTACGGAACAGGATTTCATTGGTGCGAGGATTCTCCTTCAAAAACTTGGATACGACACATCAGGAGAAATATCTGTTCACGAACAATTCAAGAAACGACATAACTTAAAATAAAAACTATGATAACTGAAAAACAAATGGAGATATTGGAATATATCTCAATGAACGGAAAGGTTCAAGTTCTTGTGACACCAAGGTTGATAAAACAAAATGACTCCCTCTATGAACGTATATGGAAACTCGAAGATAAGGGATGTATTGTTTCTGAAAGGAGAACAGGACTACCCACACTCCACACCATAACAAATGTTGGATTGGATTATCTTCAAGGGAAATGTTAGATGAACGTGACGATAATAAATCAAACACTCCTGAATGGGTTATTGAGGGGGCAAACGAAATCCTAAAACTTCTCAACTATGATTTGGATAAGGATATTCATGAACAATTTATCCAACGTCATAACCTCCCGAGAAAAGAAAAAAAAACAGAAAAACTTCCAATGGGAAGACCAAGAAAAGATTTACCTCGTGAATAACTTTTGTATATTTATTTTTAGATTTTTGGTAGTTCAATAATCTCCCATTTTAAATCCCATTTTCCCGTAAGAAAGTGGGATTTTTTGTTGACGGTATCAAATGAATTTTGTATCATTAAAAAAAAACATTATGAAGAACTACGAAAAACTCGAGAAATTCGAAAGGAACCAAGCGTTCAAAGAATACACACAACCGATTGTTAATAGACAATCCGCTCTCAAGACAACCCTAACCCTTATGACATCACACGACCTTAAATGGTCAATGAGGGACATTATGTTGGTGACCACACGTCTCACAGAATGGATGGAGACAGGTGATGAAAGTTGGGTTAAAAGGATGGATGAGTATTTCAAACTCAAACACGACCAACTACTCGAAGAACTACTATCTGAACATACGAAGAAGAACATTCAAATTCTATAATATGAAATTCAGTATCATAAAAGAACATACCTATCCAAAGACAGATAGGGTTGACCAAATTGTGAAATACTTTGACCTTCAAGGTGATACCGTTGTTGAAAATTTTGATGGTGAGATAGATTTGGATTTTGATTGGAATGTGGGTCTCATCATCGGTGATTCGGGTAGTGGAAAAACAACGATTGCTAAACATTTATTCGGAAACCAATATGTAAACAATTTTAATTTCGTTAACGGTTCGGTGATTGAAGATTTCCCAACAAACAAATCTTTGGATGATATCATTTCAGTTTTAATATCTGTTGGGTTCTCATCTCCTCCGAGTTGGTTGAAACCATATTCTGTTCTTTCTATGGGAGAGAAGATGAGAGTTGAACTCTGTCATTCCCTCCTCCAAGATAAAGATGTTATGGTCTATGATGAATTTACTTCTGTTGTTGATAGAACAACCGCAAAATTCGGTTGTGAATTATTCGCAAAGAAGATTAGAAAGATGAACAAAAAGTTCGTAGGAATATCTTGTCATAGTGACGTAATAGAATTCATGAACCCCGATTGGATTTTCGACACCAACAAAATGGAATTTTATATTCCTGAAAAAAAAAAGTCCGACATACAGTTGAAATCTTTCGCACAACAGATAAAGGATTGTGGAACCTTTTTAGAAAGTATCACTATCTAAGTCATAAGTTGAACAACTCCTCACATTGTTATGTGATGTTTGTTGATGGTCAACTTGCAGGTTTCTGTGCTGTTATCCATTTCCCCCATCCTGCGTTTAGGAATATGAAAAAAATTCATAGAGTTGTTGTATTACCACAATTTCAAGGATTGGGTTTCGGTGATGTCCTCAGTTCTTGGGTTGGAAATTATTACGTATCTCAAGGTTTTAGATTGAGAATTACATCAACTCATCCATCTCTAATTCATCGTTGTCTCAACAATCCTAATTGGAAGTTTATCTATAAAAAAGAAAACAAGGATACATACAATAACGATAAAATAAAATCAAGATTTTCTGCGGGTTTTCGAACAACATATACCTTCGAATACGTATCTTTGTAAAAACAAAAACACTATGAGTATCTATCTTAATGACGAATCGGACTTCACAGGTCCATTGGAAAACACAACTGAACTACACGATATGTCAATTCGTGTGGAAGTATTTTATGAAGTTGATGAAGATGGTCGTGTCAATCTTGACATCAATGGTATGTTGGATGAGATACAAAGACATCTCTATGGACTTGAAACAATCGTTGATGAATTCAATGAAAAAAATGGTTTTGTGGTTTGATTTGTTTTCCTTACCTTTGTGGAAACATTCATAAAATGAAAACAATCATTATCGACTACCCAACCGACTTCGTATTCAGAACGAAAATTGACTTTGTATCCGACGAACAGAGAACGGAACATCTCCGTAAAATTCTTCGTAAGAACAATGTTCCAAGTCCTATGCACGAATACAACGATTACGTTGTAGAAATTGTTGAGGACTTTGATTCTGATACACAATTTTGGGGTATCGGTTCCTAATTTTCCTTATCTTTACAACTCTTAAAACAACTACCATGACACAAACACAACAACAATTCCTCAAACTCGGTTCCAAAGAACGTCAGAAGTTATTCTTCATCGGAGAACAAATCTCAACGATGAACTACGTGGGTAAGTATCCTCACCACTACATCTATTCTCCCCCCGGTCTCGGAAAAACCCATACCGTAAACGACTCTATGAGACGTTCAGGTGTCAACTATTTCACTGTGACAGGAAATGTATCGATGTATGCGTTCGGTCTTCAACTTGCGGTTATTCACTACCTGTGTCCCAAGGATTGTCATTCTATCATCTCCGTTGATGATTGTAATGAACTTTTCAAGAACGCTACCAACATTAACATTATGAAAAATGTGTTGGGAGAGAATCGTGTGTTCCACTATCAGAAGAACTTGGGTGGACTATACGACCAACTCGATGATGTTCAGAAGAGTGCGATTGACAGATGTCTTGTCGAAGGACAATCAGGTTTCAAGGTTCCAACTGACAATATGATTTTCGTGTTCACCTCAAACGAGAAATTACCTTCCGAGGAGACCGCCATCAAATCACGTGAGAAACATTTGTTAGCAATCACTGACCGTGTGACAAATCACGTTCTCGAGATGGACACATTTGTTCAATGGGGTTGGATTTGTGATGTTGTTCTCAATACAAACTCTTGTACCTTCGTCTCTGAGAACGTAAGACGTGAGTGTGTTCAGTTTCTCTATGAGAATTGGAAACAGATTAAGGTGAAGTCCATCCGTACCGCAATCAAAATGTGTGAAGACGTGATGAAGTTCCCCAATAACTACAAACAATTTTGGTCAGTTCAATACATTTAACTATGACAAACATTCAAGATGAATTGGACAAAATAAAAAATACTTGGGGTAAAATTCGTCAATCTGACTATCATAGAATAAGGAGAATTTTAGTTTTCAAAAATGGTAAATTGATTAGTTCACATTTACAACAAAAGGAAATTTTTGAACTTCATGGTGTGCCATTACCTTCAATAGAAACTTGTTTGAAAGGGAGAATAAAACGAACAAGAGAGGGATATACCTTCATTTATAAAGATGAATGGGATGGTGTAATACCGAATTATGTAAGGAACAAAAAGGACAAAGCAAAATATCTTGTTCAAGTTTTTAAGGATGGTTTATGTATAGGTGAACATATAGGATATAGTGAAGTGATTTCTCTATATGGTATAGACCCAAAAACTTTATCTAAAATAAGAAAGGGTAGGGGTCAAAGTAGTAAAGGATTGACTTTCAAATTTATTCTCATTAAAAAGAAAAAAAAATCATAACTTTGTAAAATGACAAACATTCAAGAAATACTCGATAAGATTGGTAAATCCCCTATATCGAAGGACATTTATATTCAGAAAGTTAATGCTGCCTTCAAGAGAACAAAACCTGTTTATGTATTTGACACGTCGGGTAAAATCATTGAGACATACCCTTCCAAGAAAGTATTCCAAAGTGTTTATGGAGACGTTAGGTCAACAATGAGACGTAGGTTGTTTCTCAGAGGTAAGTTTTTTTCTTATGAAAACAATTTCAATCCGAAAGAATCAAGAAAAACTCACCGAAAACAAAGGGTCAAACTATTCAAGGATGGTGTCTTTATTCAAGAATTTGAATCACAGGGAGATTGTGCTAAGTTCTTGGGACTCTCTTATAGGTCAATAAGTATGGCTCTCAATGGTACACTACGTAAATTAAAAAAATCCTATACCGTATCAAAATAATTTCCTTACTTTCGTATAAACTATACAACTATGAAAGATAAAATGTTAGAAAAAGCTCACGAATTAGCTCAAGACCTGTGGTTCAAATGTTATCAAGATGAAGAAATTGATGAACTAAAATACAAAGAAATGATTGCTGATGTGAACACTTTCATTGTTCTACATCAACAAATTAAATTGATGATAAAAAATAATTCATCAATTCGTAAATAATTTTTTGGTGTGGAATTAATTTCCCTAACTTCGATTGGGATAATTGTTAAACATAACATCGGGGACAGGACACAATCTGAACATTAATTCTTATGAGTCACATAATCTATGTCACAGGAGTTGCATTGGTTGATGTCACCTATCAATACGAGGTGACAGACCTGAAAAAGTTTGAGGAACTTATCAAAGAGAAGAGAGCGTCGTTGGAAGATATTAAAGATTTGTGGAGAGAAGGTATCCTCGATTACAAATCTCCTGTTGTGAAGTATGAAAAAGTTTGGTATGAGGGTTGTATCGAAGACCATTCCTATACTGAGATTGAGGGTTCTGATGAGGTTTCCAAAATTATCCACGACAATAAACTCAATGAACTTGAAGAGTGGTATCAATAATTTCCTTACCTTTGTAAAAACTATAAAATCGGGGACAGGACACAATCTGAACATCAATCATCATGGAAAAGTTTCTCAAAGTTTTCAACATTAAGTGGAATGACAATGAGTATGTAAACGAATGGTTCGAAGTCGGTCCGTATGTGGATGAGACAGAGTGTGATGTTCAGGAACAAATCACACAACAGGAGGATGATTGTAATGAATCAGAAGACCGTGATGACCTAAAAATAATTTCCTACGAATATAAGTTTGTATTGGAATAATTTCCTTACTTTCGTAAAAACTATAACATCGGGGACAGGACACAATCTGAACAACTAATTACTATGGAAGAGATTTCAGTAGAAGAACAAGTATTACAAATTGTTCATCAATTACGGCTCCGTCTCGAACATATTGATGGAACATTACCGAGTGATGATTCGGAAGACCTACATTATTGGGTCAATGAACTCGAAGGATTATTTGAGGGTGCTTAAAAAAAACTATACAACATGAAAAGACACTTCCCCATCCTGAACGACACCAATTACGAACAACTCTCCATAAGGGAGAAGAGAGAGTACCATATCCAATCTAAATGGTGGGATATCCTACCCCTCTTGTTCTTCGTCCTTCTCATACAGACGATAGGAATAATCCTCGGGTTCATTTGGATAATCGACCTCATACAGAGGAATAAAATATAAATCGTTAAAAGGGGTCAAATTTGACCTCTTTTTTTTTGTGGGTATCCATACCCGTTTCAGAAGATAATCGAAATTTGGGGATATTATGACCCCGCTGGAAACGTTCCTTGAGGTATGGTGTTCACGGGACCGTACCAACTTGGATAGAACTTGGTTGAACCGAGGGCGATTGATGACCTGTAGGCAGCGTCCCTCTGTGGTAAAAGTTTTCCAATCTCCACGGTGTTATATTCAGGATATCTTGAAGCATACGCACACAGATATCTTCTCATATTTTGGTCATAAAACTCTGCGGTCGATTTGGCATTATTCTTTAAGAACTGAAACGCCCGATAATCAATTGGATTTCCCTGTTCTGTTCTATTTGAAACGAGACCCACGTTCATCCATTTGATAAAGAAATTATCCAAGAGATGATATTGTGCCCAACTAATCGTCGCAGGAACAACATACGTATCCAACAACAATTTGTAAAAACCTGTAATGGTATTCGCAGATACATCATCCAATAATTTTCTATACAGTGGTTCCCCGAGGGTTTCTTGAATATTCAAATTTTGTGCGGTCTGAACACCGTAACGGAGTTCGCCACTGTCAACGTTGCCATTCACAGGTAACCTATCTTTAAGGGTCTCCTCGCTCACGAAATATACATCAACTAAACTCATACAATTGTGTTTTGAATAATTTCCAAATTCACTTCAACACCTGGATTTACCAACTCGACAAGAGGTTTAAGTTCTCTCAACAGATATTTCTGTGTTGGTTTGATTGACGTTTCCATGAATACTTTATGTGCGGTCGCTAATAGGTCCGCACTACTGTTAAATCCAGATTTTTGAGGCAGACCAATCAAACTCCCGTCAGGCACCTTGTGACCCGCAAGGATTTGATTTTGTACCAACTCGAATACTTCAGAATAAAAACCTTGTTGTAGGTTGGAAGTGATTTGTGTGATATCAGGTTTTCCTTCTGCTCCATCACTGAAGGATACAATCATCTTACCACTATTCGAGGACCCTTCGTAACGTTGTTCCAATCTTTGAAGTATGGAACGTTCTTCAGTTTCAGATTGTGGGAACCCGTCTGCGAAGTGGACCCACAAACTTGGGTTAGCACCATTAATTAAATTCGCAAGATTATACACCGTAATCTCATGATTCAATCTAATGTCATTCACAACACTTAGATATTGAGGGGAACCGTATGCCCAATACGCAGGGTTCTTGTCTCTAATGAAGGCAATTTGTCTGTTGGTAAAATTCTTCGGGTCGAATTGATGGAACTCAATAACTCCCGAACGTTTGAATTGTGCCCAATCACGACAATAATAAAATTTATCGAGGATGAGTTCTGCGTTGTCGGGTGCTCCCACTCTCATAAACTTTGAAGGAATGTAGTGTAATCCCGATAACCCATTTTGTCTTTCTTGTTTCCAAATTGTTTCGATGAAGATGTTGCCCGTCACAATATAATCAAACACAATATCTCTAAATAAATCATTGAGAGTTTCGGTATCAGAAATACGATAGTCAGTAACAAATCCTTGACCAACGATGTTGTCAATCTTTGAACGAACACAAGCGTTATGAATCGGAGAAAAATCCAATAGGTCATAAAGACCCATCACAAATTGATTGTTCAATCCCCACGATACCCACGGTTGATTTCTAACAACCTTCTCCTCAAACTTAACGATGGTATCGATTGTGTTGAAATTTACTTGTTGAATTATTTTCTTCATAACGTTATTAATAAATATAACTTCCTTTTATCATTTATCCCTGATACACAACCCACGTATTCGATGTACCTGTGTATTCAATTTCTTCAATTGGGTCTTGAGACAACACAACCATCATACCTTCATAAACGACATCATAACTTAACGAAGGTTGTAAGTTGGAAGAAGAAACTTGTTCGTATATCTTAAGATAATACTCCCCTGATATTAAATGTAAATTACAAGTGGTGCCAGAATTTCCGATGTATACTTCAGGTATTCCTGAAAAAATATCCAACTGAAATAAATCATAAGAGGGGGGATAGGTGGTAATTGATTGTTCACGATAGGGAATGAATTGCCAAGTTTGATTGGAAAGTTTATGTCTCACAGTCCATAGATAATATGGGTTTGACAACGTCTTGTTTCGAGAACAGGTTGCGACAGGGGTATTATATTGTTCTTGATTTACGTATATCATAAAAATTACAACTCATCTTATTTTATTTAAGTACAACCCTCACATACTCCATCATCCGTACAAACTGTGGCACTACTACAAGCACCTATCGTTGTCACACCACCCGTATAGTAAGGTGCGAACTGATTAGGGTCAACGCATCTTTGTCTACTCTCTCCTGAGTTTAATACTTCACTCGTAGAACCTGCGAATATTCCGTAATAGAAAATCGTAGATTGGACACTA